CAACCACGTTATACGGATATTCAGGAGGAAGGGACTGCCCGAAAACAGCGGCCAAAAGGAAGAATTCCTCCTTCTGCGCGTAAAACAGCCGCTTGTGAATGGCGGACATGATCTTCGCGCCTTGCTCCAACAATGCGATGGTTGTCCCGACAGGCGCTTCCTGGTTGCCGTCGCCAACCTGGAGATTGGAAACCGCTGCAAACCTCTGGCCCGCTTCAACACAGAAACCCATTAACTGGAACAGCGTCTGGTCGGCCCCCTTGTACGGAAGCAGCATTAATGAATCACGGATTACCCCTCCGGGTGCATCGACCTCGCGAAACTCGCCCGGTGATAATGGATCGTCGTCGTTCCGGATGCGAAGGCCCCGCGCCTTGAACCCGGCAGGCAGATTGGACAGCGTTCCTGCGTCGATGAGCTGTCTCAAAGCCGCCGTCGCCGTGCGGCTGAGACCGCCGATCATGTGGATCAGACCAAGGCCATAGAACCCGAAACCCGGCAGAAACTTGAAATGCACGAAATACTGGGTCTTCTTGCGCCCCTCGTCGTCCGGACTGTAGTTCCTACGAATGCCCAGAAGCTTGCCATTGGTCTCGGAGACGGTCACGATGTACGGGAGCTTGATACCTGTCGGCTCGCCCGTGTCATCAAGATCTTCATATCCCTCGATATCCAGATCCACATGGCATTCCAGCAGCGTGATGTCGGTATCCAGATAGGATGGCTCGACACCGCTGATCTCGTCCATCTCCTCCTTGACTTCCGAAGGATCCGACTGCGTTGCCGATACCTCAACGTCGCTGTAGAAACCGGCTAATTGCTTCTTGCGAAGCTCGTTCTCCGATATCTGTATGACGTGCGTTACGTTTTCCGCCGTTTCCAGATCCGATGCCGTATATGGAACGAGAAGATGTTCCGCCGGTACGAACCGGCTAACGGCGCGACCCAGGAATTCGTCGTAGTAGACCTTCTTGAAGGTCGATCCGGATAGCGGCAGGTAAAACAGCATCTGATCGAATTCCGGCGTGTACTCCTTCATCACGCAGGTGATCTGATAATTCATAAAGTGCCGAACGCGCTCTGCCTGATCCTCGACCTCGGGCGTTACCTTTCCAAGTATCTCCGTCCGGACGGGTCCTCCCGCCGGAAGCAGCTCTCCAAAGGCCTGTGCCTGAAACTGCGTCACCGCCTCGGCCAGAAGCGGATGCGTCACGCCCGTCGCGCCACGAAACGGCTCCGTCCGGTCCTCGTATTTGAATCCGAGAAGCTCAAGACCCGTCCGGTAGGCGTCTTCCCACTCCCTGCGCCCACTCTTGTTGGCCTCGTATTGCTCCGTCAATTCGGAAGCTATGCTGTTGGAAACGCGATCATCCAACATCTCGGCTAGGTTGTCGTAGAAGTCGCCCGTCTCGGGACCCGCCATGCGGGGATCGAAATCAACGACAACGCCGCCGTCGTCTTCAGGCTCTATGTTGACACCGGGTATCTCGATGGCCGCCTCATCGGCAACGTCAACCTCGACCTCCGGACCTTCCTCAAGCTCCACGAGAGGAATGGCGTCCCTGCGCTCGACAAGGGAGCTTGTTCCAAAGTTGCTGCGAGGGAGAGGAGGTCGAGCCATCTTATCTACGCCTTAGTGACATGATGCCGCCGTTCCGCATACCACGGCCCACGTAGCCGCCGCCAGCGACCTCTATATCATGGGGATTGAAAAACGGATTTAACTGGCTAGGGTTGAAGTAACCCTTGTAACGAGGGTCTGACATCCAGGGAGGCTTAAATCGTGGAATATTCCCTTCCATTTCGGGTGCCACAGACCCCGTAGGCCCTCCTCGTTGTTCTTCTAGACGGCCAGCACCAATTCCCCAAAGGTCATCGGCTCGACTAGGATATCCCTGTTCCGGCCAAGTCTCAGGGCCAAACCTGTGGCGTGGTTTTGGTGCGAACCGTTCACCAAAACCCGGAGGAACCTCCTCTTCTTCCAATCCAGGTGGAAGAAACTGTTTTTTAAGTCTTTCTATGTCCCTGTCAGAAGGCGGTGGAAGAAACTGTCTCACATCATCACCCAGTCCTGGGCGATACATCTCCTGAGGAATACCAGTGCCGGGTTCCCCTAGAGGCATCAAACTAGGGTCGTATTCTTCCTCTTCTAGATAATCATAAGTAGGCGCATCTGGACTACGCATCCCTTTCTTATCAATTGCCTCTTGTTGCTCATCCTGAGGAGTGCCTTCTTCATATAGGTTCAACAAGCGACGAATAATGCCCGGACCTGCTACTGCCATTCTCTCAAGAGCGGACCTGTTTTCACTGATGTACCGGCGAATCTCCAAGACAGATGCTCCGCTACTTACGAGATCGACGAAAGCGCGCGCCACATTGTCAAGAGGAATTGCGGTATCGGATTCTACGCCGCCACCATTTTGATAGCCAACGGGCCGAAAGCCCATCATGCCGCCACCACGCATACCCAGCGACTGCTTATATTGCTCCGCAGCCGCCATCCCTTGCGGCGTGTACGGAAATTCGCGTCCTGCTACGTTAGGCATGTTTCGTGCTCCTCGTCTTACGCCTCTTCGCCTTGTCTACGCCCTTGATTGTACCCTTGTTCTTTGATGCAAAGAAGACCCTCTCTGCATTGGCACCATAGGTCTCCTTCATGCGAGCCTTGATCTTCTTGCCCTTCTTCGTTAGCGGCATGTCAAAACTTCTTCGTCCATCTTCCACCGACTTCCCACTTGCTCGTCTGACCCGTTGGGTACTGCTCCGTGGGCAGTTGGCGTCCGGACCATTCGCCACTTAGAGATGCATCACCACCCAGGAGCGGGAAGCGATATGACAAATCCGCTCCATACTCGCTTCCTGCGTCTTGCACCCGTCTTCCCGTCATAGCTCCTTTTAGTGTTCCAGGACCGAGCGAGCCTTCATAAAAGGCCCTCCCCCCTGTCTGGATCGGATTCTCACCCTCGCGCCATGGCGTCCCGTACCTAGGCCATTCTCTCCAGAGATCGAGACCTGCTACACCACCGGATTTAGGATGCTTTTGCCTTATACCAACCTGCGCCTTTTTTACAACCGAACGGCTGCGTGGATGCGCGAACTGATCGCGATACTTCTCTGGCATGGTCTCCTGGCTGGTTTCCGTTCGACTGCCAGCAAGGCTCACAGGACCCAGATTCAACTGTCCCCCGAACTCTTGCAATTTCCTGCCGACATGAGATCCAGGTTGTTCCTGCGCCTTGTAGTACAACGAACCAAGCTTTCCCAGCTTCGATTCAAGAACGTCCGTGATTCTCGTACCGTTGGCCTCCGGATGATCCTGGGATCTCGTAAGTCTTAAAGCATCTCCGGGAAGCCCTGCACTCATCTTGATAGACGGAGCCCTCATACCTTTTGCTTGTGTCGCCTCGACATTAAATTCCGGCCAGTGTCCTCGTGTCGGGACCAACGCACCCTTGACTGTCGCGCTTTGCTCTGGACCCTCGGCAGTCAGTCTCGCAATCCCTTCATACGGATTTGTCTTGTCCGCCTGCAAAAACAGGAACTCCGTGACCGACATCTTCGTAAGGTCGCCCTCGTTCCAGGGGTCTTTAGTGGGTACGGTCGCCATTACCAGAGATCTCCGGCTCGTTTACCATGGGGAATCCTCAGTATCCCATCCCGTAATCAGTGTCATCCATAGATCCGAAACCATAGCTGTCATCTTCACCTTGTCCTCCACCCCACATGTATCCTAAACCCGCTACCGTTCCAGCTATTCCAGGAGGGGGTGGAGGTGCGTGTTGTTCTTCACCCAGATTCTTCACCAGATTTACGTATGCTTCACGCTCACGTTGTTTCTCGGCTTGTACTGCTCTTGCAGTAGCTTCCGCCTCGGCAGCAGCTTGGACTGCTGCTTGATCTGCATGATATTGAGCTATGACTTCCGCATTTTTATCAAGTTGAGCATAGTCAGAAGAGTCAGTACCGGGCGCATAGCCGAAAGCCTCTAGCCCTACAGCAGAATACGGGTCGCCAATATCGAAGCTGAAATCCGCCGTAGAAAATGGATCCATTTGCCCCGTGTCGGGATTGTACGTCGTGCCAGTGATGGGCTCGGTTACCGGGTCCCACTCACCTAGAAGATCTACTTCAGCCGTCGTATCCCCCCACAGGGTTTTATCAACTATGCGAGGGGCAGGTTCTCCCCACCGATCAATGCTGGGATACGTCTGAAATAGATCACCTTGAGTCGAGCCAGCAGGAAGGCCATACTGATCTAGTGCAGCCTGCGTTAATGCTAAAGTCGGGGAACCCGGTACGGTCAGCGCACCATGAGCTGCCATGTAGTTGTCATATGCCATGTCGCCGGGAGTATATCCCAACTGAGTGTCGTCATATCTTTGTCGTACCGGTGCAGGGCGCGCTTGGAAAAGACCCTCTGGAGTTAGACTAAGGGCTGCTGCACCAGCACCAATGTCGGTGGTTCGGCCATGTTCAGCCAAGGTAGCGTAGTCGCGTTCGCTAAATCCTGGAGTCCTACCGAAAAAATCAGTCTCAGCGGGTCCTAACTCAGGAAACTGCGAACGTATCCGTTCATTCATCCTGCTTTTCGCTGCAGCGCTCGTAAGAGCCGAAAAAGCAGCCGTACCTAGGCCCATATAAGGTGCTGAGAATCCAAGACCCAACGCTGTCTGTGCTGCTGCGGCAGCATCTCCCGTCGTTGGAAAATCGCGCCCTACGTCAC